GCGAATAGTATTTATACCCAGCACGATAAGGCTTTATGTATAGTATCTCAATAGCAGCATTAGAGAACCCAAATGCAGGTATTTTAGTTAGCTTATCCCCTGTGCTTGCTGTACTCCAATCAGAATGATAGTAGTATGCCTCTATTTCGCCTTTAGAGTTACATTTCTCGGCTCTTAACGTCTCTACTGGTATATGCTCTACTTGAGCGATTTTAGAGCGGTCTTTGGTGTATATAACTTGCAACGCAGCTTGACCCATCATTTTATAGTCGTGAGTAATTCTCTTAATCACATCTTTTTTAAGGAGTTCTTTCATCTCCTTATAATCAGCATCATTATCTTTACTGTCTGTCGCATCAAGACCTCTCCCGTATATCATTTCAGAGATGCCATTGATTGCAGCGTTATTTGTTGGGCTTCCGTTATACCTGTCTATCAGGTAAGTAAAATAGTCGTTGTCCTCGCCATAAGCAACGAAGTCATCGTTATAGTATTCTTTAATCTCTGGTCTTGAATAAGAACCGAGTTGAACAATATGTATTTTACCTTCTTCTTTATTATTCATAATAGGTCTTTTCTTTGCGTAATGTCTTGCTTTTTTTGCCATTTCTTATGCTCCTAATGCTAATGCTGCTATTGTGTTCGCTTGTCCGTCAGTTTCACTTATAACTCCTGTTGTTGCTTGCCCTAAATCACTCCATTGCGTATATCCGTCTGCTGGTTTAGGTTCTGTTGGCGATACTATAAGTGCGCCATCTACACCATTTAAAGTGTACGAACCAGCGATTATACCGCCATAACCCTTCTCGCCAAGATTACCAGAGAATCCTCCCTCTACACCAGCCTCAAATCTTACAGGTCTAACCCTTGCCTTTTTAGTTCTATAATAAGTACCACCACAATTCACTTCGGATAAGTAGCAATTCTCTGGAATATCTTTTAACAGGTTAGCTATGGGCGATAAATAAATCCACTTCTGATATACAAAAGCAAATGTTGGCGAATTAACATTTTCTGTGGATGTCCAATAGTATTGGTTTGTTTGACTCGGTCCAGATGGCGTTGATGTAACCTCTGGTAAATAGTATGGGTCGTAACCAAATCTTGTTGCAGAATTGTTTAGAACGGATATATATGGATATATTTCTTTAGCCTCTTCGGTGGATGGTAAATACCAATCATCGTAATTAACCTCGTCTATCGTAACGCAGTATAAATCACATATCTTAAATGCTGATGTTAGCGCATCCATATCCGAAGTATCGTAACACAATGTAACATCGCTTGGTGATGGTGTTACTCCGCCACTCTCATCTCCTATTACAATAAAGTCATTATCAAGTGTTTGTTCAACTATGTAATCTCCTTTACCGACTTCATATTTGTCAAAATCAGTTTGGTCTGTTACATAAACCATTCCTCTATAAATTTCTCCATTATCATCTTTAACTACAATACTGTAATATGATTCAGCTATAAGATTAGGGAATGCAAAACTCAACGTGGTTATATTTGTTGATGAGTCGTAACTATGAGAGACAGTATATTCAAATGTCCTTCTTTCTGACTTATTTGTTATCTCAACAACGCAAGCACCAGATAGAATCGTTTTTCTTGACTTTATCTTTATGTCTTGCACTCTATCTACTGCCTGTAATATATGCATATCAAAGTAACAATCAAATTATTATTTGTTTTAAAGATACAAAAAAAGGGTCGCATAAGCAACCCCTTTTAGATTCACAACCCTATTAAATTTATGAAGGGTCTCTTTGAGTAGATTCAGTAGCAGTAGCACTTGTCATACCTGCAAATGGGTCTGCATCAGTACCTCCATCTACGAAAGATGGCATACGGATTTCATTAGCAGTTAGAGTGAGTGTGTAGCCATTTAAGTCTCCCATAGCAGTACCAGTTACAGCAGTACCGCCAGTTACGTCAGAACCATTGTCAGCACCAACCAACAAGAACTTGTCATCAAATGTTTGTACAACAACGTGTGGTCTACCATACGCCATTAACTTCAATTCTTTATTGTCCTCTTTAGTTAGCTTAAACAATGTAACGCTTAACACCTGCTCAAAGAATGTTGTTCCATTCTCCATAGAAGATGTAATGTTTGTTTCAAGCGAAGAATTACCTTTAACATCATAAGTATGATAATCGAAAGTACCAGACATATCAGTAATCTCATCACTAGAACCATAGGTTAAAGTTCCTAAATCACCAAAATCTACAAAGTGTAGTTTCTTAATACCACCGACAGCATCCTTACAAGGTCTTAATCTTCCGCCAGTTAAATCACAAGCCATAGTTTTACTTTTTTAGTAAAAGGGGCAGAGTTACCACCCCTTTCGATTAAACAATTATTATGCTAACGTCAGTAACGTCAAGTCAGAACCGATACCGTATTGTACACCTGCTGTATATCGCATGATGATACGTACATTCTGGCTTCCATCAAGGTCAGCCATGTCGATTACTTTTACTTCGTTGTGGTCGCTTAATAGACCTGTACCAAAGTAGATGTTAGAAGCCTCACCAGCAACAATGTGGTCAGCAGGCATTCCTGGCGCATGTTGGATTTTGATACCTTCAAAAGAAAGTGCATTACCCATATTGTACCATTGTTGTCCTTTAGCATCTGTACCAGCAGCACCTTGTCCTCCTGTGGCAAAACCGCCTAATGCACGAACATAAGCTTGTAACGCAACAGTTGGAACGTAGATAGTTAAATCTTCCTTACCATAAACGGTAGAAGGAATTGAATCAACTACATTTCCAAGTAGCTCTACAATGTTAGCAGAAGAGAAAGATGTTTCAGAGCCATTTGCAGCATCATTTACATCTCCGTCAGCAGCCATAAGTACTGTAAGACCATCAAACTCTCCAGCGTTGGCGTTTACACCAGCCCAGATATTTTGCTCTGTCTTTTCAGCAACTTTAGCAGAAACGTGTCCTAGAATAAAGTCAGAGAAAGATGCAGGTAGTTTGTCAAATGCAGAATATCCCATTTGTACAGCTTCCCAGTCTGCTCTAAAGTCTTTTTTACAAAGCTCTAGGTTAACTTGGAACTCTTCTGGCTGAAGAATACGCTCTGTAAGTGTAAGCGCATCAGCAGTAGCGGAAAAATCACAAGAAGCATCACCGATAAAGTTAGTTGAAGCAACTTTCTTTACGACTTCTTTATATTTTACATTAGGTTTGATGGTGATTGCACCTTCAGCTAATGTTTTACCTGTCAAGAGGGCAGCAGAAATGTATTTTCCTGCAAACTCTCCAGCGTAAGTAGAGGTGATGGTATCAACAGAACCATTACCAGCGTATAGATTTACTTTTTGATTACTCATTTTTATATTATATTAGTTTTGAAAATACTCGGTCAAGTGTACTAGCAGGGCGATTCTGACCGAATTTAACCACCTCTTTTTGTTCAGTTTTTTCTGATGGTGCGTGTGCGATTGGCTCGGCTGCTGGTTCAGCAGATAGCTTTTCGACTTGAGACGAAAGTTCAGCCTTTTCTTGCTCAACCTTACTATACTCAACCATCATATCTTCTTTGATAGACTTAATCATATCTTCAAGTTCTGCGATTTTAGAGTTGAAATCCTCTTCCTTCACATAACCCTCCATTAACTCTACTTCTTCAGAATCTTCTTCTTCCAATTCCTCTTCAGTAGCTTCTTCTAATTCTTCAGCCAACTCAACCTCTTCAGTTGATTCAGCATCAAGAGCAGCCTCTACCTCTTCAGTAGCAACTTCCTCAACAGAATCTTCAGATAATGCAACTTCCTCTACTTCTGGAGTTTCAGTAACTTCTTCGGCTGCAACTTCGATGTTCTCAACCTCTTTCGTTTCTGGCTCACTAATAGCAGAGAGTTTTTGCATAATATCATTCAAAATGTTTGTAGCTTTACTCTCCATATTATGTTAATTAACAGTTATAGTTATAGATAAATAACAAGTATTAAACAACCTGTTAGATTTTTAAGCACGTATTTTACCAATACCTTGCGCTCTCAAAGTGCCATCACAGCATCTTCTTGAGTATGTCCTTCCGTTTTTACACAAACAACCTCTCTTTGAATTTGTCGGTACTTGCTGTCCTACTGTTTCTTTACTTTTCATTTCTTACTTGATTTAGGGTGCTTTTTAGGTAATAAATCATAATCGGTAGTGTATTTAGCGTTTTGCGGTCTACCGTTCTTTAAAAGGTATATGTAGGCGTTTACTCTAGCCTGTGCCCATTGCTCGGCTGACTTTACAGCAGGACTGTGAGATGTTTGAAATGCGCCAACACCACGTTGATATACAGACTTCAGTTGTCCAACAGTAGTTCCGTATCCCTTTTTAGATTTATACTTCTCGTTAAAGTCATTAGCTTTCTTCTGTAACGACTTTAGCACTCTGTCGGGTACAGTAACTCCCCTTGACTTCCCAGCAGCACCCTTTGGATTGCGTTTGCTTCCTCGTTTTGGATTAGGATTTGGAGTATCGGAATCTGGTGCTTTCTTGCTTCGTTTAATTCTTCCTTTGTCATCATATTCAGCTAATTCAATTTCACCTAATTCTTTCAGTTTACTTCTACTCCAAGCAAGTCCAGCCTTACCGCCCCACAATAGGTATGAAATTGTGCCACAAGCTTTAGAATCACCTGCATCATAGTATGTTTCAGCTCTTGATAGGTAAGAATACATCCTTTTAATCGTGGACACACTCAATTTTTCACCTCTAGCTAATTGTT